CTGGGATTGTACATTCGAGCAACAAAAAGGAGTCCAGTTTGTTATTGATAGTTTACAGAATGGTAAAACTGTATACTCACTCGATTTGGCTAACGCCACAGATCTGTTCCCATTAAAAGTTCAAAGGGAAACTGTAAGTAGCATACTAAACGCAACTAACCTGATAAAGCCCATTGGCCTAACGGAAGAAAACGTTCAAGCGCGAATAAGCAGTGCACCTGCGGACCTATTGATGGGTCTGGATATCTTTTGCGATATCGCAAGAGGTGATTGGTCTTACAAGACTGATTTTGTTAACTGGAAAAAGGGACAACCATTAGGGCTCTATCCCTCATTTGCAATGTTTGCATTGACACATGGTATTCTCGTTAGAAATATTGAGAAGAAACTGGGTGTCACAAACACATTTAGGATTCTTGGTGACGATATTGTTATTAATGATCCTAATGTAGCACGACATTATCGTGAAGATATGGAATACTTGGGATGTAAATTCTCTGAAGCAAAATGCTTGGTTTCAAATACCATAGGAGAGTTTGCAGGCATGGTTATATCTAAACAAGGTGTAATCCCTGCGTCTAAATACCGTCCTTACAATGGAACGGACATTTTAGGCCCACTAGTATCTTTAGGTTTGAAGGGTATCAAGTTTGTACCCCCAAGTCTTCGAAGAAAGGTGCTCGCGTTTGCGAGTGCTCCAGAACCCGTTGGTTTAGGTTGGAATCCCAAAGGGATCAGTCTAGATAAGCGGATGCCTCCAGAACTAATCGACTGGTGGTTCTCTTCATTCGATAAATGTATACCTAGCGACTTTAAGTTGTCAGTGTCCGACCGTAAGGTCGAACTGATATCTATCTGGTCTCGTACAGAACTTGAGTATAACTCCGCTTTAATGGAGTATGTACCTAAGAAATCCTGTATCAAAACCCCTTTTCCCCTCGACAGAAGGGAAATTGTACCTGATCGACTGATTATCGATCATGTCAAAGCAGTCAACTCATCCAGGGTTTATCCCGAAGATGTTAAGTTGGACGTACCTGACTATGTCCCAGTCCCATTGAGGGGAAGGACACCGGTTGTGGACGCTTTGCGCGCAGGTATGAGTAGGTTAAGGACATACTATAGAAAGTATAAGGAAGC